GTTGTGTTGTAAAGGATGCGGTACTACATCTAGCTCTAATCCAAAATACGTTTACAGAATTTACCGTTGTTTTTACCCAATCACTTGGCGCAGTAAATGTTACTGTATTTGTTCCACTTGTAGTGAATCCATTTGTACCATCTGTTACAGTAAGTGATGTCCACGCGCCATTCCAATATTCCCATGTGATTGCATTTCCAACTCCGGCTGTTCCTATATTTAATTTTATATATTCGAAATATCTATTAAGACCAAAATAAAATGCATCATTAATAACTTCGACTGCCGGTAATAATGCAACATCATTTATAGTTACATTATTTGCTGCTGTAGTGTAATCAGTAAATACACCACCATCATCCAAATAAGCATATCCAATTGGTGCATCTGCACCGGTTCCTGTAAATGTTTCTGTTGTATTATATGTGAGGTCATCTCCTTTTACTTGAAGATAGTTTGCAAGATTTTTACTATCTCGTTGCCAATGACCAAATATTGCATTTGCTGATGTAGAATTTCTATATAATGTTTTTGTTGAATTAACTACATGACCTCTTGGTTGGAAATATAAATTTTTATTTGCATCTGATTTTAATTGCCAATCTAATATTTCTGCCATTTTTACAATGGTTGAATCAATATAATCAAATGCCGCATAACGATTTATAGTTATATCACTGGATACAGTAATTGCTGTCATATCCGTATATGTGGATATTAAGGAAGATACAATATTTTCCGGAGAAATATTTTCATATACATCGTTTGAATGCCTTCGTGCAAAAATTTCAGCATAAGAAAATAAAGTAACATTATACTTTTCTTTTTTTTCTCTATCTTTTATTCTTCCTCCCCAAACTTTAGTTCCTTTATACCATATTATTATTTCATTATGAGGATAGAAATCATCAAACCATTCTTGAGCATCTATTCCACGAGATATTTGAATTTCCAAACTATCCAATAATTTTTCAGTAACTTGATCAAGTTTAAAATCCAAGATAAAGTAAGTTATATTTCGAATGGATGTTCCATCCACAAAACGAAATTGAAAATTTCCTAACCCAGAAGAATATTCTAATCTCACTTCAGAATCAGTTAATACTCGTGAATAATATTTAACTTCATCTATTAAACCATTGAATCTATTTGTTTCATTGGAACCAATTTGTATTGCACCATTTGTTTCGTTATACATGGTGACAATACCGGTCGCAGTTTGTGTCAATACACCATTACGATACATGGTTGCAACTTGGGTTACTGAATTATATGTAACTGCAATATGTGTCCAGGCATTGATTTCTACTCCCGTGGCTGTTAAATTAGCTATAGCCCCGGTAGCATCGAATTCTATTGTTGTGGGAGAGCTCGCATTATTTTGAAAAATTCTCCACGATGTTGCTCCCATTTTAGAAGCAATTCCTTGGATTCTGGCTTCCGCTGGATTTATCCAGAGAGAGAAAGAAAAACTAGTTGTATTATAAGATGGATGAGCTGGAATATTTACATAGTCTCCGGTTCCATCAAGTGATACACAATTCCCAACCTTACCCTCAACAAAGGTGGCATCGGCTTGTAATGTGGCATCGTGATTATTTCCACTACTATCTGTAGCAGTTGTTCCACTCGTTTCATCAAATAACCATTGTCCCAGTAATTGTTCTGCCATCGTTTAACCTTTAAATATTGTTTCCAAAATCTACTATACTTCCCACTTGAAAATTTAAATTACATTGTAGTCTTGTTGGAGTCCCGCCTTCTTGCGATATTCTAACAGAAGCTACACGACCATAAAATTTAAAATTTGTTACTACTCCATTCCATTCATTTACTTGGATAATTTGAGATACACTGGCTCGATTTGAAACCAAATTAAGTAGTGTTGTTATATCAGCAAGTGGTATCCAAAAAGATAATGATACGGAACAGGATATTCCACTAATTGCAACTAAGTCTATCTTTTCTCTAATATCTGTATCGGTATAAGCAGTTTCATCAACGAGGGGAAGAGGAAACGGCATAACACCCGAATCTTTATTTATTTCAAAAGATTGTGTATTGTCGGGAGAATATTTAAGAGTGGCAGTGGAACCGCCACCCGTAGATTCATATATTTCAATTGCTGTCATTACCAATTACCTGCTCTTTTATTATTTGTATACAATTTCTTTTCGATTTCTTTTACCATATAATCGATGTCAGATCTGGATCCAAACGTATTTCCAGTAATATTTAAAGTAGTTCCACCTATTTTACTATTAGATGTTATATTACCAGATGCCCCAGGTGTAAATATTTCTGGACCTTTCTCACCAACGAGATAAGATGATCCTCCTAATACAGGTCCTCCTAAAGCTCTAGTACCAGATATACTTCTAGATCCCCCACCAGTAAAGAAACTTTTAACAGTATCCATTATCCAAGAACCAATTCCTGCCAATACACCGAATCCCCACGATGCAGTGTTAGTTAATATACTATATACCCATCTACCAATAGTTTCAAGTTCTTTTAATGAAACCATTAAAATTATAACTAGGGTATCATATATCCATTTACCAATGGTTTTTACAATACCAAATCCTAAATTAAGTGCACTGGTAATTGTATCCCATATCCATTTACCAAACTCGGATAAATTTTTAACTTCTAATAAAGATTTTATTCTATCATAAAACCAAGTACCAATATCTGATAGAATTTTAATAGAGGTATCTATTGTATTTTTAATAATATCATATATTGCTTGACCAATTGTTAATAATATTACTATAGATGATCCAATTGTTAAAATAAAATTATCATATATTGCTTTACCAAGACTAGTAAAAACATTAAGACCGGTAGAAATACCACCGGTAATAGTATTATATATCCATGTTCCTATATCTTTTAATTTTTCTAAATTTTCAGTCCCAATAATTTTACCAATTGCTTCACCGAAATTTATATTTGTTATTGCACTTGCTATATCACTTAATACTTTACCAGATTTTTGAAAGAAAGGCATTGCATATTTATAGAATGGAATGATTACCCATCTTAATAATAGAATAAATATGGGTTTTAAAACTTGAAGCAATAGTTCAGCAATAGGTCTTAAAGCTATTTGCAATGTTGCAAATATCATTTTTAATATACCTACAATTGGACCAAGAGATGATAATACACCAACAGCTACACCTATTACCCCCAACTTGGTAAACATGCCCTTACTTATTCCACCAATCTTAGCAAGTTCCCCCGCAATTTTTTCTAAAATTTTTGGAGCACCGGCTGTAACTCCTTTACCACCGGTTCCACCCATGACACCGGGCATTTTTATTCCTTCTGCAATCATTTTTTCAAGTGGACCACTCTGTGGTACAAGCATTACGGGTACTTTGATTACATCGCCGGTCATATTATCCTCCAAACATTTTGTTCATTCTTTCTTGTTCTTCTTTTTGTAAATGGTTATCAAATGCCATATACAAATGTATTTCTTCTTCTGTGGAATTTTCAATATCTTCGCGAGAAAATCCCCGGAATAATAACGTGCACATAACAACGTCATTTACTCCTTCTGGAATTGTTTTATCTCCCTTAAGGGCATTCTTAAACGCCCTCATTCTTTTGGGTCGGGTGCATTGAATTTTTCAATCTCCTCATATATATATTGTCCAAGTGTATTGGGAAGATTTTCAATATATCTTAATTCACCGGGTACAAATCTTAATTCTTTACCATCTTCCAAAAGAAGATTGGGAGCCATTTTAATACCAGCCAATATCAACATATTTCTTGATTTTTCAATATCGAAAGAAACATTCTGAATTGTACCTGTCATTTTTGCATCTACCGACATTTTTTGTAATTTAGATATCTCACCAAAACTTATCTTTCTTATGATGATTTCTTTTCTCTGACCTGTTGCAAAAAAATCGTCATCCCAATATTTTGAAATGTCAACTGTCTTAAATCTGCTCATTTATATTTACTCCTATGCTGCTAATACCGCTGGATATGTTGCAGTACTATCCGTGCAAATCACTGTCAGCGTTCTTGCTTGCAGTGAAATATCTTCCATTACCGCTGCATCTATTGATTGTGGTAATGATTCGGTATCGATTTTCAATCCAGTAAATGTGAATTCAACGATTTGAGTTCCATTAGTAAATGTTAATTGAAGAGTTGCGGTTTCTGTAATATTTCCCGGAGTTGTTCCGGTTGAACCATTATAGAATAATTTTAGGAATGTTGCTGGATCTGTAAAATATGCAGTTGTTTTAATTGAGTATGCTCTGTTTTTATCGACATGTGCAGTACCTGCTCTTGAACCAAGACCCCAAATCATATCTGCATTTTGAGCAATTGATATATCTACAGATTGAACATTGGCTATTGTACTTCCATTTGGAAGTTCTAATACACCATGAGCGAAAGAATATGGTTGATATGTTTCTGCCGTCTGCGCAACGAATGCAGAAGTTGCGATTGATTCATTGGCATATACCCAATCCATCGTTACTGAAACTGCTTCACCGACAGATGTTTTAATCGATGCACCTGTATTTACTGCACCAACCATTGATATATTTAAATCGTTTGTTGATGCGGTATCAATATTTAAACTATTTTGAAATTTAAATGATGGGAGTGTATTTGCCTCAGTAAATGTGTGCGTATAACTTGATGGGCCTGAACCACCATCTGCTTTTGCACCGAGTATGGGATATAAAAACCATGGATTTGACATTAAAAATTCTATACCCATTGTTCCAGTAAACTGTTTTTCTATGATTACCGTTTGAGTTCTAGAACCCAATCCCCAAACCGCTTGTAAGTTATTATTTCTCTCCTGACTTGTTATTTTTAAACCATGACCTCCAATAACACCAGAACTTACTGTTGTTGCTGCGAGATATGTGGCTTCTTCTTTTGCATGTAATGAACTACCAGACCCCGAAACCACGATAATCACATCTCCTTATTTTTATTTAATCCTTTATAATTGTCTGTTTTAGAATGGCATTCTTTACATAAGGTAATACCATTATTAATATTCCACAATTCTGTATTAATTCTTGCATCATTAATTGTTGTCATGTTATACTCCTTTATTATATTAGAAAATGCTTTGATGTGATGTGGTTCTAAATATACTCCTCTAATCCCACATTCTTGGCATGTAAAATTATCTCTACCGAATACTTGCAATCTCCATTCTTTATATTCTGGCATTCCTCTTATTAATTTATGTAATTTAATTATACCATCACCAATTTTATTTAATGGTATTAATCCTTTTTGAAAACTTCCAGAATTTGGTTTACATAAACCGGTTGTATTTTTATTCCACACTGGTTTTATTTGTTTAACACACTTTTTACAATATTCTTTTTTATAACTAATTTCTATTCCACAAATTTTACAGCGAGGTTTACCGCCCCTATAGTTTGGATGATTTTCTTTCTTTCCAAACATGGGATTATTTTTACTTTTCATTCTTTCAGAAGTTTCTGGGTATAATTTTCCTTTTGTAAAATGTCCTTTAATATATTGTCTTTTTCTTTTTTGAGAATCAAACTCTTCCCTTTGTTCCCCGCACCCACATTTACAAAAAATTAAAGACATTAAATCACGTCTGCACTTTACTGAAGGTGACATCAATAGTACGCCTCCATAAATTGTAAGCATATTCATATTTGGGAGAATATGCATTATAAGAAACTAATAATAAAAACTTACCCGTGTTTGCCAAATCTGAAATCCAATAAGATTTCATTGCTTCTTCCAAGTCCCGTGAAATTTTAACAACCTGCTTTACTCCCTCATATGATGTTGCTGAAATTGTTAGAGGTTGATCTCCCTTACACCACACATCTATTTGAAGTCTATATGTTGCCCAAAAAGTAGATGAACCTATTCCAAATCCTTTGTTGTTTTCGAATTGACTTATAACAGAAATTCTTGGAAAATGATTTGTAACTAAATCTGTTTGATATGGCCAATCATCTACTATGTATGGAGTACTTGCAACTCGAGAAGGATTAGGATCGGTAAGACGTGTTCTCAACATATCTCTGATTATAACTTCTGGTTCATCTGTCATATTTACCTTTTAAATTTTGATTGTATTTTAGAAATTGTTTCTTTTATATTATCACTGACGTACCAAATAGCTCCTCTCATGAATGGATTTGGCGGTTGACCTAATATCATACTCGCGGCAATTGTTTTTCCCCGAAAAGGAAATATCATTACCTTTCCTGTTTTGGGAACTATTGGCCCCCCAGATTTTCCAAAGATGCCGGTACCAAATTCAACCCAAGAGGAATATTCTGCCATTGCGTCTATGAAAGATTTTATTTTAGAAGAGTAAGAAACTTTAATTGATTTTTCCAATTCACCAGTTGATTCATATCCTGAATCACTATTGCCAATTTTATGTTTAGCTTGAATTGGTGAAATTGATTGAGAAGGAATATCCACTCCCTTGGCATATTCCCGTGCTTTTTCTGATATGTCGACAGTAACCTGTTCCATAACAATTGGTAGAACTTCATCGTTTAATAGTCTATTAAGTTGTCTTGAACCTTTTCCTTTGATAGGAACTATAGAACCACTTAACTCAATTCTTACCTCACCCATAATTTAATTCCCCTCATATCCCCGCTTAATATTTAAATATTTCATTCTTTTTTTAACATCATTTCGGTCCATTATTGCATCCGGACTAATGATTGTTGAACCACAAGCGGTACACATTTCATCCTTGGAACTGACTAAACTCCCACAAAAGAAGCACCTGCTACTTCCAGCTCCTCTGATTACTGATTGTCTTTTCTTGTTTGTATTGGTTGACATATCAAACTGTGGTCTTTTTATAATTGGTTTATTGTTAAAAAGATTCGGACGCTTAACGTCCGTTTCTTTTAATTGGGGTTTCATGCCTACTCGCTTACATGTATATCTATATTTCCCGCTCTGGGATATATACTAAATTTCAATACACCTGTTTTAAGTGGTGGATATAAAGCCTTCTCCCCATAACAGAGAGTATCCTGCACATACGTCTTGAGGAATGTGCCAGTGTGTGCAAAGTATCTCTTGGATTCTTTGACTTTATTTCCAGCCACCGACAGTTTTACTTTTGATGTAACGAACAAATCGTGTGAATGTCCGTTAAGGTAAACATCAGCATCGAATGATTCTGCTAAAGATTCTATTGCATTTACTTTTGCACCAGTTTTTCTCGAACTCATTATTCCATGATGCACAAAGAACGTTAGAGTTTCTGTATGAAACTGTTCTCTATCAAATTTAATTACCAAGAATGCTGAATATCCCGCCATAGGAACAGTAAGTTCTTTTGCCATCCAAGCATCAAAGTCTGTGTTAAATTTTGTTCTTAAATTATCACCGTGATTTCCTCTGATTGAGAGAAGAATCTTATGTTTAATAGGCATTAACATATCTCGCATATTTTCATATTGAGCAAAAGCGAGATCGCCGAGTCTTGATTTAAGTTCGGGTGCAATACATTCAACGTCAAATCTCTTATCCGACATCATGATTGCTTCACACATGTCGCCCATAAGTACGGTATAACAATTTGGTTTATTTTTTATGTACTCAATAGTTTCTTTAAACTTTTTCAGATCAACATTAACATTTCCATAGTGAACATCTCCAATCGGTACAATGACTAATGGTTCTGATGGGTCTTCTAAAGTTATTCTCTTTTCTATGATTTCCATTTTATTTCCTCAACCTTATAAAGGGATTTAAAGTATATAAAGATTTCGGTTTAAGCCGAATCTCGTATCGTCAACACTTGTTTAAATAATAATGTTCCCGCTATTCTCGGAGGTAACATAATTTTATTTATTTTATAAGTGGTTGCATTCCAAATAATTTGATCATAAATTGTAAGTGATTGACTTGGTGCAAAGAAGAACATGATATCTCCTATACTAACCAATCCCATTTGTAAAAAGATCTTTTCTTTATACGACACTTCTTGAACAATTGCATCCACTGTAGCATCTACTGTTGATGTTCCAGTAACATTTCCATTCGAATCTACTGTTCTAGTAATAGTTCTAACAGTAACTGACTGACCAATCTCATTTAGTATATTTGAAAAATCGTTTGTTGGAGCCACTAATGTCATTTCTTACCTTCTTATCATTTCTTCAAGTATTGTAAAAAAAAATCTGTGTATACATGCATTGCAAATATCATAAGAGATATGTTCTTTTGAACAATTATCTCTTATATTATATTTACAACCAGACATATATCCTCAAATATTCGGGAAATCATAACTCACGTATGTTATTCCCGAATCTGCTTCTGTTTCATTTATAATTGACAGATCTAAATCTGTCTGTGTGCTTACTGCTGACCTTGTAAGTAATAATTTCTGCCATCTTCTGGTTTCCCAACTATATAAATCAAGCATTGCCTTCATTTGTCCCACAACCGGTTTTTGAATATTTAAACCGCCGGATGAATAGTTAAAATGTGTGGTAATTGCTACACCCGAAAGAACACCTAATATTCTTAATGCACTATAACTGGTGATGAATCCATTGAGTTGTCTTATATCGGTTGCTAAAGATGATATCATTTTTGGTTCGCCGACCAATTCAGTAGTATAATTATACACTTGTCTGACTAAACTTTCTGCAACATTTTGATGGATTGTCATTCCAAATAAAGTATAATTGCCAGATGAATCGGGACCAAGAGCTCCAAGACTTCCCAATACCGTTACACCGGTAATTGTTCTACTAAGAATATCATTATCGGATTGACCTGTTAAAACTGTTTCTGATACACCCTGAAGAGGATCAGAGTATGAACTGTATGCTAATTCACTAGAACTATAAAATCTTATTTTATACCAATCTGTAGTAGTTCCATCTACATCATAATAATTTGAAGTTGCAATGGCAACAGATGCTATTTCAACATAAGAACCATTTTGGCTCGTACTGCGTTCTATTTTTACATCTGTCCATGGTGCATTGGACAGTGGTTTTTCCCAAGTTAAACTATTTGAAATAATAATCACCTCTTTAAATATTCGTTTATGAACCATTCATAAACTTTATCATTGATGATATCCATATTGATATTTTTTGTAACACTGTGCCATACACTTTTATGTAGCCATCCGGGTATGAAAATAACATATTCTTTATCTATATGATGACCTTCCCAGCCGTCTTCTATACAATCGTTTAAAGGAATATATTTAAATCTCAATTCTTTTCTTTTCAATCTAGATTTTATTCTTGACTTTCCCCGTGTTATTTTTCTTCCACCCTTCCATCGAGTATTATTAATTCCACTTCGTTTATCAACTGATTCACTGGGTTGTTTTTTTCCCAACCATGGTTTATTTTTATATCCAATATGACCTATTTTAAATTGTGTTAAATTAGGATGTTCTTTTTGATATAATGAATAGCATTGTTTACAACAAAAAAATTTTTTATTTATTCTAGAAGGACGAGTATAGAATATTTTATTACATTGCTTACATTTTATTTCTATACTCATTTTATAACTCCACTACTTTCATTTTTGGTTTATCAACGTTTGATATTTTAATTTTTGGTTTGTTTATATTTACTGCATTTATCTTTGGTTTCTCTGAATTTACAACAAATACTATGTGTCCAAGGGGAGTATTATATCTTACTCCTGATAAAGTGGCAGTTATTGGAATCAGTCTATCTGTTTCACTACGTGTTGCACGATTTGTTTCTAATATAGTAATATTTTCTAAAATTGATTTTCCAAGTTCACCAAGTGTTAATGATTCTGTTTCTGATAAAGATGAGATTAAATTAATTTGTTTATCTATTTCGGCTAAAACGGGATAATAATCTGCTTCAGTTACTGTGGTTGAAAGAGATATAGATTTATCTTGTTCATATGCAATAAAGGCATCTGTTTTATCTGTATTTAATATTATATTTATTAACTTACCACTTTCAATTTGATCAAATACATCCGTTTCACTCGGGGTTAAATTTAAATTAAATGTTTTAGATCTTTCATTTAATGTATTTAATTCAGTTTGTGTGACAGTATAATTTAAATTAATCAATCTTGATTCTATAAATGCTAAATCATCTGTAGAAAAAGTTGATATGGTTAAGTTGATTAATTTTCCGGTTTCATCATATACCCCGGTAATTGTTAAGGTTAACCCACCATAACTTATTGAACCGAAACTAGATGATCCAAACATTATTTATCCTCACCACATATTAAATTTAATAAATCTCATTAATTTTTCAAGAATCAATGCTTCTTTTTTAATAGCCAATAATATTTGTGCATTCGTGGGATTTGTTAGATTTTGTATAATTTGTAAATCTACAAGTGCTTGTTCATATTCATTATTAATATAATCTTTTGATTCAAGTCTGTCCTTTTGTGGTTGATCTACTATCAATTTTTCTTCAACCGACATTTCAATTATTTTTCCATCCACTACTTTTGTATATTTTATATCACAATTTGGCATTATTGGATTGATTATAGCATTTTTATTTAATTGATAATCATATCCGTTTTTATTTTCAAGCAATTGTTTTTCTTCTATTAAATATATTGTAGAATTTGTACGATAAAAAAGTATATTCTTTTCATCCTGTGTCATTTCACGTATAACATCATTTTCTAATACCCAAAATTTCTTATCACAGGTTGGAAGAGTGGGATTAATAAGCCAATCATTATTTATATAATTTGGTGTATTGGCAAATTGAATTACTTCAAATGTTTTTTTATTTACTACTGTTGACATATTAACCTCAATATATTATAATTTTATTATTTCCCCTATGTTCTTCATTTCCAATTGTATATGTGGGTTCAGTTACAGCATATTTTCGAATTGTAAGATTATCTATAGTTATCGTCGGTATATTAAAAGAATTATGTGCTGATATAGAAAAATATAATGATGTACTGGATGTAAATCCCGAACTCGGTGTTGTTTTTTGAACACCATCAACAAAATATTTGGTGGTTGCTAATGTTGTACCCCACATTATTTTTAATGTATGCATTGTTGATGTACGCGCAAAAAAAGTACCTGCGGCATTTGTTGAATTATCCGTCATTACTGTGTATCTATTATTATCTCCGGCATCATACCAATATATTTGATTCGCACCAGAAAAATCTTGTAACCCCGAACTACTAAAAAATCCGGATACATGATAAAATCCGGGAACTGTTATATCATATTGTGCAATTACCGGTCTTGCTATAGTTGTTGTTGAAGTTAAATAATTTTTACCACCGGCGTTTGCAGCTATGATAGTTGATCCACCAGAATTAGATACTCCAACCGAATTAAATCCAATTAAACTTGTACCATCATTAAATCTAATAAATGTATTATATCCATTACTTGCAGAAGATAAAGAAGAATTCCCATAATACATATAAATTATATTATTACCTGTTGGAGATACTCCAAACAATGGTAAATCAACGAGAATCCATATTACTGCACTTGTACTATCTACTTTTGATTCTAACCAATAAGGAATATTTGTTCCATCGGGATAAGCAAATCTTAAATCGTCAAAATCTGCTTGCATATTAACATTATATGGAACTGTAATAGATACTTGAAAAGCAGAAAGTGCGCCTCCACTATTATTATTTATAGTAATTTTCTTTCTGCGAGTAAATTGTTCGGTATTTAAAAAATAAACCATATTTTTATACCCTTGTATAAGTTAATAATATTCCCAGTAAGTGCCCATTCCCAGATAAATTATCTGTTGCAACATCCCTAATCATTCCGATCAACAATAATTCATCTGCGGAAACATTTGGTGGATCAATTGTTGCAGTTGTTATAGAAAGTTCGGTTGATAAAGTACCAACATTCAATGAATGAGATATATTAATTCCCGTGTCTGTTAACAATGCTGTATTAAAAGTTTCATTAGTTGATAAACCAATCGTATATATATCAAATTGTAAAGTAACATCCCCCGCAGGAGTTGATTCCGGTTTAGCAAATGATGTTACAATTATATTTCCACCATTATATCCCGGCAGGGGAACTCTCCATACTGCAGTTTGTGCGGTTGTATCATCAAAAGAAAGATAAGACCATCCGGTATATGTAGTTGATCCCAATACTTCAACTAGTGTTGCTGGGTTTGTAGCTGGTAAATAAGAAGATTCTGCAGAAAGCCAAATATTTACTGTAGATGAACCCGCAGAAACTGTTGCCCAACTCGCAACAGTTGCATTTGTTGTAAGAAATTTTCCGATATTTCCAGTTTGATCTGGAAGTAATGCATTAATAGCATCCGATGCTGTGGATTTTCCAGTCCCCCCATCTGCTATTGCTAAGTCTGTTATACCTGTTATTGATCCACCAGTAAAAGAAACGTTACTTCCACTGATTTGATTGGAACCCATTGCAAGAGTTCCATTCATTGTATCCCCAGATACATTTACAAACTCTGTGGTAAGATCATCATAAGTTTTTTTAGTAAAACTTAATATCATTTTATAAGTTTTACCCACTGTATTTTTTGTATTGGCACTTGTTCCTTCTTGAGCTCTTGTTACTGTTAGGGTATCCACAGATTTAGCAGTTACTCTAACTATTTCCACCGAGGGATCATCTGCCGGATCTGGATAATCTGTTGAATTATACCAAACTACATTAAAATTTCCGGTTGAGGGATCTGGAAGTTTTGCTCCATGACCTGTGGTAAGAACAATAGAGGTAGCAGATGCATCATATCCTATACTAACAGTTGCTTTTCCAAAATTAATTACCTGGTCTAATGTCATTTGTACCTCAAAAATAAATTATGCTAATGAAAGAATTATTGTTACCACTAGTGTGTCACCATTAACTAATGTTCTTGGTGTAGAAAGATCTGCATAGGCTATAAGTTTATCAACTGCATTAAGTGTTGCTGAAAGAACTACCTTTTGTGCAGTTGTCCAGTTTGAAGCACTTGCCACAAATGTACAAATCTTTGATGTTACTCTCCAATCCCCACCAGAAAATGCCGCCGACCAATCAACTGCATCTCTAGCAACCGAAACTTCTGCATATCCTGTTCCAGTAACAACTGTATATGTTGTTGCAGTTTCCAATATAGATGCATCTGTGACGAGATTTACTTTAAAACCACTGGGAGTATAAAGAATATCTGATGCTTGAAAATAACTTTTGAGAATAGATTCTTCGCCCTGGTCTATAAGTGCGGCTGCATTTTCATAAATTACTTTTCCATCGCGAATGTGTTGTACTTTAACATATTGTCTCGGTGGAGAAGTCAATATATGTGTTGCCCTTAATACCTTATGTTTTAGTAAATTGTATTGGGTTTTAATATTTGTTAATAGTTGTGTCATATAAACCTCATTTTTTAAAATAGAATGTAATTATTGCACCATAAATTGCTGCAAGCCAATTAGGAACTTCAATTCCCGCAATTGCCATATAAAGAACTCCCACAGTCATTGATATGGCAATTATATTATCTGTAATCTTATCGATTAATGAAACTTTTTCGTCAACGGTTGTTTCTAACATCTTCCTCCTCTTCATTATTTAAATGAAAAAGAAGAAAATTATTCTTCTTTAACATCCATGAAAGCATTTATTGCTTCAAAAATATCTTTATTTGCACCCCAGTGCATTGGTATATCTTTTATTATAGAATCTTTTAAGAATTTATATTCTGCTTCTTCTAAAGACAATACCTTTGTTTCTTTGGCTTTTTCGAATGCTCTGGAAAGTTTATTAAATAAAGTAAATTGTTCAAAACCTCTTGGTAAATCTTCCGGCTTTTTCATCCTTATTAATACATCTATTACAACTAACAAACTTTCTTTATCTTCAATACCTTCTTTATTTTTTACAGACCATTCTTTTAAATTTATATTTCTCATTCTTTTCACCTAAAATTTTAATGGGATATACCCATTCTTTCTTATGTAATTAATAGTATATAAGCTTTTTGGTTCTTTCATGTTTAATGAAAAAAATAAAGGGATATTAATCCCTTAAGCTCCAACACTGGTGAGCATTATATAATAAGGCGTACCATTTATTCTAACTCTTATGGCTTGCGTAGATGCCAGTGCTCCATTATCTTGGAAGAATTTTCCAGATGCTTTCGTAACACCATTGATGTCAAATAAGTATCCAGTGGTATCAAATTGAGCCGCCTCTGCACCCCAGACATTTACATACATTACTGAAATCGGTACACTATTTGCAACGAATCCAGTTGGTAAATTAAATTCTGCTTCATACGTAGCATAAGTTCCTTTTCCACCATTGACATTTGTAGATGCCATGTCAAGTTCTGCGCATATTACTGCCGCAAGACCCTGTGTGAATCCAGCGGTTGAATAGTTCAACTGACCGACGATTGCATTTGCATAGACACCGGTTTCAACTGCTGAAACTAATTCTGCTCTTACAGATTCTGCAGAGTTTGTTGCAGATGCACCAGTCATTGTCTGACTTACTGTCACGGTGGTAGAATTACCAGAAGTTAATGCACTTGTTGCATAAGCTGCAAACAGTCTATTTGCTGCCGCTGATAGAGATAATCTTGTACCAGTTACACCAATTGTGATACCAGTCGTTACTGCACTAGTTATGGATATACCAGTTACAACAGTTCCTGCAATTGAAATACCAGTAGTAAGGGTTCCACCAGTTACACCCACTGCAACACCAGTTGTGTAAGTTTTTCCGGTAAGACCTATGGAAACACCGGTGGTCATTGCCGAACCAGCCACATTAATACCTGTGGTAATTGCACCACTCATATCTATTGCTGTGGTCATTGCCCCGGCGAATGAAACACCGGTTGTACATGCATTGGAAAGATTAATTCCAGTTGTCCATGTAATTGCTCCCGCCATTGAAGAATCATCTTCAATAAGGATACCGTTACCATAAGTTCTGCTTGCCCCATCCATGTCACCAGCTCTAACAATTACACCGTGAATCTTGGTATAATCATTTGCTACTCCACCAGTGATCTTTGCAAGTAGGGGGGACATTTCTGTGGTGATTGTAGTTGCTGCTGCACCCGCGTCCCAAGTAAGTTCTGAGTGTGAACCATATGCTGTTGCTACAGTTTTTGCAGTTGCACCTTTGATGTATGCATATGAGAGTAAACCTTTTAGATTTTGAACACCCACGTTATTTGCTACACCATATATGGTTGCGCCCTGGAGAGTTCCGGTAGCATTGGCTTCACTTGTTTCCATTCTAAGATACATACCATTGGCTTCAGTAAATGTTGCCACATCTACCCAATCAGCCATGTTGTATCTAAGTTCAACTCCTTCTGGATATGTAGATGTTGTTGCATCTATATTTACACTGGAACCCGCGGCTGTACCAGTTACAAGTCTTCCTTTAAGAATTGCATTGTCACTAGATGCATCTCCAAGAGTTACATCTCCCGCATAAGAAGTTCCACCCGTGAATACCTGTGTACCATCAACGGTTAAATTTCCTTTCCATTGAAGGGTATCACCAGATGAACCTTTTGAATATGTTACTGCCATGTTTTACCTCCTTGGTAAAAAAAGTGTGATAAGCTCACACTTAAGCTGTAGTTATTCCGTTAATTTTCTCGATCGCATTCGGCGTGACGACCACGGGGGCAAACATTGTCAGGGCGTAAACTTCATATGCGTCCCTGCGAGGATTATCCTGGACCATTGTCTGGATAGGAAGTGCCTCAACAAAATATCCCATGGGGGTATACTGACCGAGAGGATTAGGAGCAGTTGAAACTGTTCCAGTCATAACATATGATACTTCTGGGGATACAGTTCCGGCTGATGCGCTTGCACCGGTGTGCCTTGAGACTAATACTCTAAGACCTTCGACCTGTCCTATTTCACCGTGTGCGTAACCGCTCTTCTCACCAGTATTCATGTAAGACTTATACTGAGGAAGTTTCTGGATATGACCAGCAGCTCTCGGGGAGAGTACTGCGGTATCTGCAAACAAGTTGTTGTTCATCATTCTTACTTTAGCATCAACCAAGTCATACTGACCAAGAGTTCCCGCTTCAGTTGCAACCGTATTGTCAAGACCTTTAGTCTTTCCTGCTGTTGCGGTTGTTACTCCAGCACCTGCATCCACTACGGCTGCACAGTCGAAGTCGATTGTGTTACCGAGGGTTATGCCCAATCTCTTAAGTCTTTGCTGAATGATTGGTACTTGCTGGAAAAGAATCATTTCCCTTGTAACCTGATAACCTTCACCGACTTTGTAGGTCGTGATTGTGCTTGAGGTTACTGGTAAGATGTTCAGTGGGAGTTCATCACCTTCACCAACTCTGCTTCCCACAACAGGTACTGTTGCGGATGCACCGAGAGGTGTTGCTTCTTTGGGAATTGTTACACTCTGTCTTCCAAGGGAAGGATAGTGAATATAAAGCTGTCTGAAAATCTGAGCAGGCATTGCATACTCTACGATCATCTGGGACAAGCCCGGGTACATTAGCTGATCTGGAACAGTTGCTCCACCGATATCAGCGATACCTACTTCTGCGAATGTTGAATAGTCTACCATGTTATCTTATCTCCTATATTTATAACGTCAACTGCATGACGATAACTGTTCCTGCTACTTGTGAGGATATCTCGATACACTTTCCTATTTCAAGATTCGCTTCACTGCCATTAGCCGCTGCAAGACCAACTAAGCCCTGAGTTCCATTTTTAAGTCTTGAACCAGCTACAATGGCTGATCCATCTACTGCCACATGAACTAAACCACTTCTGGTATAAGTCAGTGGTCTAGTGTCACCCGCTGATCTTGTCTGAGTTGCAACACCAACTACATTAGTGTCATTACCCGCACCAATATCTATTCTGCCATTAGCAGCGCTGATTACAACTGCGCCTGCGGATATGACAGTCTTTCCACCGGTCAAATCATTGTTTGAAAGGGTATCTGCTGGTCTTGCACTTGCGTGCATATTGTCGGCTTTGAGGTCGACTTGGTTGCTTTGAAATGCGTAATTTGTCATTTAAATCACCTTATTTATACTGAATAGTTCTAATTCTTGAATCTGCCTTCATTGGGATAGTGCCCCTTGATGCGGCGAATCCAAAGATTTCATCAACTGCCTGCTGCTCATTATCTACTTGTGCTGGTTTATCTGCACCAGTAAAGGACTGAGACTTGCCTGCGGTCTTTCCCGCGGTTGCATGGAGTTTACCGGGCTTCATACCACCGGTTATGAGTGGGAGTTTAAAGCCGTCTTTGAGTTTCTCGGATTTGACTGGTTCGTTGGAGATCTTGGGGATCTTATGAACTGTCTCTGCTGGCTCGTCTTCTGGAGTCTCGGGAGTAATCTTACCGGCTTTCATGAGTCTTGTAAGCTGTCTAATTGATGCTTCGAGTTTCTCAATCTTTTTGCCTGCTTCCTCTTCTACCTTCAGTTCCTCTTCCTCTTTGTCTGCCTCTTCTTCCTCTTCAGCTACTTTAGAGACTGGAACCATTTTGGCTTCTTCCTCTTCTGCTTTGAGTACTGCTTCCTCTTCGGCTTTCATTTCTTCTTTCTTTTCCTCTTCCTGCTCTTCTGCGGCTGCTTTGAATGCGGCAATTAGAGCGGAAACACTTGCCTCTAGGCGAACAATTCTATCTTCGTTTACCATATCTATTTCTCCTTTATTTAAAATATTTCTTTTAATTTCGTTGTCAACCGCTGCTGAAAAACTATAAACTTTCGCTACAGTATTCGCGTAAGCGGGACTAGCTACAAGGCTCAACTCTCTAGCACTCAAATCTTTTAGTAAGAGAGACCCCTCAGAACAGCCACAATTTCTTGTATTCTTATCCTTCATAGGCGTTTTACATGTTCCACACAATAGAGTCCTAGCATCTACTGCTGGAGACACGTGTGTTATAAATCCTTTTTGGATTGGAACTATTAATGTTTCATCTGCTGTTGCTATCTCTGCAACGTAATGAATGTGATCATTTATATTTTTTGGATCCCATTCATTTTTTTCAAAATCATGACCTTCATCAACTTCAGTAGAAATTATTTTACCAAGAACATTGGAAATTTTTTCTCCGTGATCACAACGAAGTTGTTTTCCCACGAAGTCTATAGCCAATGATTTAAAATCAGCCGATTCTATTTGCCAAAAATTTCGATTTTCGGTCGTATCAATAAGTACGCCGCGAATAATCATTTTTGAAATTCCTTCTTCAACTTTTTTTTCGGCAGCAATAAATTTTGATTGCCATTGTATTTCTGCCATTTAATCACCTCTTTAAATAAACACTAACAAACCATTCATAAACTTTATCGTTAATGATATTCATATTAATATCTTTAGTTACACTATGCCATACCGATTTATGCAGTTCCTCTGGTATATAAATTACATAATCATAATCGATATGATGTCCTACCCAACCGTCTTCTCGACAATCATTTAGTGGGATGAAACCCAGACTTCTTTTTCTTTTGGCATGTTGTCTTGCGTTGGATAAGTTTCTTCCACCTTTCCACACACCATTTTTTTCACCGAATAATATTGGAGGTCTACGATTTATTTTTTTTAAAGATTTAGAAATTTTATTTCGAGTTTCTATAGATGGAGAAATACCTGTTTTGTTAAATAATATATTACCAATGATATGATGCCCCATTATATATTTAGGAATGCCATAATATTTATGGTGTCTCTTAATTATAATCTCTCCCCCACACCCACAAGCACACAAAACCATAATTACTTTGGTTCTGCGTGAAATGCCGGAGGTTTAGCTTTCTCTTCCGCTTTCTTTTTCTCAGATTCGGCAAAGTCTTCCACGATGGTTTTATTTTTCATCTCATCGACTTTATCTTTTCCAAGTTCCTCTTCCGCTTTCTTTATTAATTTGCTGGAGAGTTTCTCTTCGGAACCAAATCTTTCCGATGGTAAATCAGATTCAGACTTGGGAGCCGGACCTTTCGGTGCTTTAAACTCTGGAATCTTTGCAGAAGTTGTTTTTCCCGGGCTCTTACTGTGAGGAGTAAATCCATCTTCCTCGGCTTTATTTTTAGTTAAGAGTCCGCGACTCTCAAGATAACTTCTTGTCTTTGGTGCCGCAGTACCGGGGATTGTTCTTGGTACTTTGGGCACTTCTTCCGCTACTTTTTTTGTCATTGATACTCCATTGTTTTCTTCGGCTTTCTTGGGGTGAAGATGAATAATTGTTTCAACTTCTTCTTTAGGACTCATCTTATAACCAGTTGGCTTCTGAGGCTTTGATGGTTTATAATGAGGGGTTAATCGTTCTGTTTCTTCCTCTGCTTTCATTACATGGGAAAGTTTACTATAATAATGCGCATCTTCCTTAAGATGAGCAAGGACTATTTTCTTCAGAGCTTCTTTATCTTTACCAATTACATCGGTATGTTCAAGCTCTTCGTTCATACCCATTTTAAATTCTTCTGGATATACTAGCATATCATCATCCATAATTTCTCCTAAAATAATAAAATATAAAAAAGTGACATTACTATATATGTCACTCATACTATATAAAGCTTTCGGTTTTAATTATAATAGTTGATCCATAAATCGTATTGTTCCAGTTGCTGTTTGAGTTCCAGTCCGTGACTTAACTGCAATACCTATAGATTTATTTTTACCATTTAAATTTGAAATAACAACCGGGAGATTAAAACTTCTATCAATTGTTGCAGGTCCATTCATTTCTATACTTAATTGACCAATAGTCACTGTATTACCAGATGCATCTTCTTCAGTTGTAAATACTCTAAAGATCACACCACCACCACTAGATATGCCCACCATCATATCTGATAAAACACATTGATATCCATTTGGAATATAATGAATTGCTCTTTCAAATACATTATTTCCCACATCTATCTGGGAAAATAATAGAGTATTAGTAGTATCTTTTATTGTAATCGTTCCAACCGCAAAACCTCCACTTCCAACTCTATTTGAATGAACTCTATCTATTCTATAAATATCTGCTTCCGCTGTAGTTACCGGGGTCGTACCATCTAATGTTACGATTATTGATTTTTTTATCCACCCACTTGCTGGAGTTGTAAAATAATCTATTGTTATTTGTTGAACTCCTGTTCCAGCCGAAGAATCCGATGCACTTGTTGATACTACATTCATTGCTTGTCCCACCGTTGGTTGAATAACAGTTGCATTAGCAAGAATAACAAATGCACCCGTTGTTATAGTTGAACTTGAACCAATTCTAGATCCGGGAATATGATTTGCAAGAGAACCCTCCGCAGCTAAAACATAATGGCTTTCTATACCAATCATATTATGATCTGTTATAACATTAGCTATTCTAGTATCTAATCCAGATAAAGTTGTTTGAGTTGCAAAATCTTTCCCAGCTATAGTTGTTAAAGTTCCCCCGGTTTCTAATGCAAGCAATGATGTATTAAGATTAGTTCCCGCATTTGCAGTAACTGTACCAGATATAGTTTGTGTATCAGATGATTTAGTTCTTGTTGAAAGAGCTACATCTATATTATCAGTTTTAGCTTTTATCAGAGCCAATGTTGTTTGAGTAGCTACTATATCTGTTTGAGCTTGAATTTTATTTTCAAGAGCAGTTGTATCTAAACTTAATGATTGAGCAGTAACTGTAACATTACCGCCAACACTGACATTAATACTTTTACCATCTTGAGCTAATATTTCGGATGGTAATTCGGTAATTGCTGTATTGTTTATAGTTTCAACTACTTGTACCATACTAACCCCCTATAATTTTACTTTCCCAAAAGTCTAATATAACACGCATCAAACCAATGATCGTTTGATAATGTTCCTGCGGTTGTCCATGTAACTCTTATATAATCACCAGTACCTGTATTATCAATTGTTAATACTTCCGATCCGGCGGCTGTTCGTTCTGATCCATCATATGTTTTAATAACAGTATGGGTGACTGGTAGAACATTCATTACTTCAACATGAAATCTGATCGAGGCAGCTCCTGTCTCTGTTCCGAGTGTTGTAAGAAGTTCTAAATATTTTATATCTCCGATATATATTTCTTCCGTTTGACCAACAGCTTTAATGGCCACGGCATCATAAACAGTAACATCAAGAGAAGGTTCGTTCACGTGATGTTTTACATAAGTAACTGAAACATCTGTCATAATATCTCCTTTTAAAAAAGTATTATATAACATTTATATTTCATGTTATATAAAGCTTTTGGTTTATTTTTTATTAAACTCTTCATCGAGTTTATTTATAAAAGTTTCTAAATCACACATGCTTCTAACAAGTAATTGATCTATAACTTTTTCCCCCTGATTGACATATATAATACCCATGACATCATCATAGCGAATTACTATATCACCCATCTGCCAAGTTCCATCATCATTCTTGGAATAGGTTTCATCTAGTTTATTCTTAACATCTTCTGGTCTTATATATACTCTACTCTCAATCTCTTCCTTAGGCGTTCCATCGGCTTCCAAGGCTTTGATATGAGCGTCTGCATAAGACATACCTTCATCTTTCATGGCAGATCTTTCTACAAACTCGTGTATAGCTGTCTTCTCCGGATTCAAATCCTGATCTGAGATCCAAACTTCATTCTCTGGAATATAATCAAATACAAAATGATGTCCTCCGATATAATCATGTTCACCATCTGAATTAGTATGTTTCCAGTCTTTACTGTAACGTTCTGCAACTTTATCACCAGACACAAGCCAAGTTTCTACACCATCTTTTTCGTCAATTTTTTTAATCTTAACAGTGGTTAAATCTTTTGGCTCTTGGTTTTCTAAAGGATCTTTAAGATGAGCAGCTACTCGTTCTACGAAAGTCTTCCCATCTTTCTTTTTAAGAGGTTGTATATAAGGACCCGGAGATTGTCCGGTGCCTGATGGTAAACCGGGTTCAGAGAAACCCTGAGTTGCTTCTAAGGGTTTCTTTTTCTTGGGAACATATAGAGTCGGTTTATTTATTTTAATATCTGAGAACTCTTCAGCTTTTGCCGATACTGATTCATCAAAGACAGCATCTTCGGGAGGCATTTCTGTCTCTCCTTTTTCTGTTTTCTCTTCTTCGGTGGGCATAAATGCCTCGGGAGGCAGTAAGGAATCTCCATCTGTTACTGGTTCAAGTCTTATTCCTATATCATTAAGTTGGGCTCGGGCTTCATTAGTTGTTATGATATTGGAAGTTCTGAGAATCATTATCTGCTGAATTTCTGCTGCTGCATCTTTCTCATATATCTGATTCCATGCCATTGATGGAATAGCTGCACCTTCACCAAATACTTTTTCTATAATTGGTTTGAAGAGCTGTTCTTGAATTGCATCTCCTATTTGCTGTTGGAGCATTTGAATGGTATTGATCCAGTCATCCATAGTAACCATTGCGGTTGATCTGTTTGAACTGGCATGTACACCCAAAAGATCGGGTGGTACACCAAGTCTTATCATTCTCTGTTCAACATGATAATCAAGATGTGCCAACAGTGGCGCAAGCGAACTCGCTGGGAAAGGTAATGGTTTGGACTGAACATCTCCCCTATGATAGATATCTCCTCCGGGTCCTCTACTGGCTGTAGAAGACACGAATGCTGTAAACTGTCCTTCTGTCCAAGGCTCATCTCCTGTTTCACCACAAGAGAAAATAAGTGGTGGTTTAGCACAAGCATGTGATATTAATATTAAGTCATTCTCAATTGCCCATATAGCTTCCTGTGTCCTAACAAGGGACATAAGATTACTAGTACCATAGGCGTTCTCTGTCCACCACGATTTCGCATTAAACTTAACATGTAAGATCTTTGCATTGGTGAATGCTACTGGTGGGGTTGAAAGATATTGTAAATAACCAAAGATGTTACCATATGAGTCTCGTCTAACTCTCATCCAAAGAGGATCGAGAGGTTTAATCCATACGGGATTTCCTTTGGCAGAAACCTTAAGATACTTACCGTCACCATTATATGTTACTGTTGATATGGACGGAACACCAGTATCTCCCATTTTATAAGCTTCGGTGGGATCAGGTATTTCTACTCTAAGGAATTCGGGATCATCACTATGCTCTTGAGTTATCGTTCCTTCTACTTCATCATAAACAATTTCAGCATAAGCATTACCATAGATCAAGGCATCTGATGTAATCTGTTGTAAACACAATTTAAAATCTTGCTGTGTATCAAGCCATGATTTTAAATAATAAAGAATTTGTTCTCTGTTCTCTGCTTCTGCAGGAAGTTCAAGATTGAATCCTTTACTGATTGCAGTAGCTACTGTTTTATCTATAGCCTTCGCTATGATAGGAACAGTACGATACATCATTCTATATTTGGCAAGATCAGTAAGAGGAGATACTCCCCACATCTTAGTCCACTGTGATATATACGGGGACTGAGTATAACCAAATCCTGACTTCGATGGCGTCTCTTCCTTGGGTATAAGCGGTAACTGTTGGAACCAATTAGTTGGTGTATATCTATCGTGTGACACCGAATCTTTTTCTGAAAGACGGCGTTGCGCTTTGAATGAATTTGCTTCCACCTGCGCTCTAAATTCTTTCATTTCTTTTTGTGTAAAAACTGTCATTATTTAGTCCCCAGTATTCTTGCCAATACTGCTCTAGCTATCTGTTCTTTATTAACTTTTAAAGGTAAAGTTGTCAGAGATTCACCGTTCTTTTTAATGCGAACTTCGGCAACCAATTCAACTTCAAATTTATCCTTATCAACTTCAAGTCCAGCAACATCAAAATCCACCAAGTTCTCAATGAACTCAACTTCATATTCAGAAGCAGGTTCTGCTGGAACCCTAACACTCATATAATCCTTCCGTGGAATTCTTTTAAGCTTAACTCCCTTGTTTCGTTCTTCCATGAATTTCTCTAAAGAAATCCAATAGGTTTGAGTTGTACCATCTGGATGTATACGAATAACGGGTATAAGTGGCTTCTTTCTTGCTGGGTGTATGATTGGTGTTACCATGGTTGATTTCCTGATGGATTTAAATAGTTGCCAAAAAATTGTTCTTTCTCTGGTTTGTCTGACATTTGAATTTCAAATTTGCCCATGTCCTGATCTGTGGTAAATCCCGACACATCAGTTACAACGGCGGGACTGGCAAAGTACGGAGTGCCTCTCCAGTTTCCCGCCTTTTTTAATAAAGAGAAAGCTCCTTCCACTGCATCCGGTCCATCGTCGTGACCAGCAAGCGGGAAGTATGTAAATTGGTTCATCATCTCTTTGTAATCTCCATCGGATTTCCAATCGGCTCTGATCTTTAATAGACCCTGTTTAATGATTGGTTGGAGAGATTGTATTCGCAATTGTTTATTGGCACTATGACCAACTTCAATTATCGGTAAATAGCATTGATTGGCAGCCGAATATTTTTTCATCTGTGAAGAAAATAAAGACTGAAATACATTTGACTCCACACCATAATTTTTATAATTAAAAATTTTGTGTTTAGCAAATATAGTTTCCATTGTTGTGTCAGGTGGCATTCTTTTAAGAACAACATCTATTATATATACTATACCATCTTTCGACTTACCCAATGTTACCAGTCCAGTAAAGTCAGATGATTTTGATTTGCCGATACTCAAGTCGCAGTAACCCACAAAGTCAACTGTCTTGATTACTCCATCATCCAAAACTCTATTGGTTCCGAGATATTCAAATATTTTAAAATCGGCTTCGAAAAAGATTTGTGATTCGGTTGGTAAAGCTTTATTAATATACTGTGAGCTGAACTCCAAAACCCCCTTTTCAATCTTAAGTCTTTCCATTACATCTTCTGGTAAGATAGTTGGGAAGCGGGGAGTTTTCTCATCCTCGAGATAGCATGATTCTTTTCTTATGAACCATTTCTCTTCTGGTTTGAGTTGGGGATCAAGTTTCTTTTCTATAAAAGCATAAAGGTCTTCATAATGCCATACTGTTCCGACTACTACAATTTCACCATCAGGATCCAGTACAGACATCAAGTCTTGTACCCATTTCTTTTTCTTCTCTCGTATGGTTTCAGATTCCCTATCCATGTTATTACACAAGTCGTCTGCAATGATAGTAGAGTAGTGAGCGGATACTAAGTTACCAAGAACACCGATCGTTGAGATGCTTGGTTCTTTACTGAAGACTGTTCTATTATTGAGGGTTGTTGAAGATACCTTTGCGGATCTATCATCAACTAATTTACCAAAGAGTTGAATGAACCTTTCATTTCTAATGAAGTGAGCATTTATTTCTCTAAGAAATGCTTCTGCATTGTCTCCGGTAGCGTTGCAAATAAGAATACGTTCATTGGGATTCTGAACGAGTTTCCAAAGAATATAAGCCACTGTATATACAGTAGACTTATATGTACCTCTGGGCTTTAAAAAGAGTTTTCGTTTATGACAAGAATCGGCTTCTTCACACCACAGCTTATGAACTTCATCAAGCTTATTATATCCCAATACATACTTGGTAAAAGTATAAAAACTAAGTTCTTTGTAGTCCCCATTGCCAAGGTCGATTCTTAAATTTGTCATGTATTTAAAACGGCTTCGTACTTTGATATTTCTTTTTTTAATGATGTAATCTTTCTTCTAAGAGAATCTTCATCTAAGAAACCTAGAACTGCAAGTTCGAATTTTTTAGTATCTTCTTCCTTGTAAGAAAGACTTCCATCTTTTTGCACAATGACAATTCCCTTATGTATTAATGTATACATTGCGGATGTCATTTGATTTATATTATCTGTCATTTTGTGTTACAAGTTATATATGGATATACTGTCCCATCTCTGGGCCACGAGGGTGTCCCATCCGGATAATTCCAATGGTATATAATCATACCCTGTGTGGTTGTGTGAGGAATTAATTTTCCACAGTAAGGACAGTATATTATTGTGTTGTTTGTGTTGGGAAGTTTCTTTCCACAGAACGGGCAAAATTCTATCTTATCATATACCACATTGGGTACATAAGTTGTGCCGGTTGTATATGATCCGGTATCTTGTCCTGTAAAAGTTTGGGTTTTCTGATTCATATTTTTTCACTTCTTTAAATGTTTTCTCATGACATTTTCTACACAATGTCATTCCATTATTTAAATCCCATAGGTAATTACAATTCAATGCATCTTCTATTGATTGAATATTGTAATCCCTTATTATTGAATTAAATGATTTTAAATGATGTACTTCTAACCAGTCTCCTCTCTTTCCACATTCTTGACATGTGAAGTTATCTCTTCCGAAGACTTGAGTACGCCAGTTAGAATATTTATCATGTGTTCATATTGAATTATTTAATTTGGTAATTCCACCTTTCCAATTTCCATTTGATTCACCAAGAAGACGAATACCATACATTGGATTATTTGTTTTAGAATTATGACCATTTATATATTTTGGTATTCCCGTATATTTATGATGGGGATAAATAATTATTTCCCCACCACATCCGCATTGGCATAGAATCATAACTTTATTTTTTTTCCGGATCGGGTAAATCTTTAAGCCATGATAATTCAACAGAAGTTTTTTGTGAAATGTCGCCAAGTAATTCAGCCTTCAACTTTAAAGCCCTAAGAATATCATTCATTGAAGTCCTATCCAGTAACTCTGGAGCTTTTGCAATTATAAGATCTAATACTTCAAGACTTGTGAGTGCTTTTGCAATACCTGTCTTTTGCATTTTCTTTTCATATTCGTCATTGACCAAGGCAACTAATTTCTGTGAACAATCAACCATGTGCTGTTCCTTATGGATAAGGAGTTTAGCAGACGTGACTCTATATCTACTACATAGTTCTTGAAAACTGTTACCCGGCCCACCATCAAATAAATCAGCTTCGATGAATTTTCGGTCTGGATGTTCGCATATTGGGCATTTCTTTGCTGCCATAATTATACTCCATTAAATATCATGTGGCATTTATTGCACTCAACTTCGCCATGTTCATTAAAGAAATAAGCCCCGAGACACTCACATGTTTCTGGAACTTGTACATAGCCAAAGCTAGTCTTTAAAAATACGCCACTCGCGTTTTGTCCTAGATTAATGTTGGTCATAGTAGTCCCGGGAAAATTAGGAACCACGCTTTCATGGTTCAGGATGTTTTCCCAATCTAATAATAGCTTTCATAGTATATAAAGCTTTCGGTTTTTCTACAATACAAACGAAATGCTTATATACAATTGATATAAAAAGGAGAATAATGAATACACGAAAAGAAGCATCGTCTTCAAAAACGAAATTATATTTAAATATATCCAAAGATGTCATGCGTAGATTAGATGACATTTCTGATATTGAAAATATACCTAAAGAAATAATAATGGAGAAAATGATTATGGCGTATTTTCCAGTAACTCCAATTACAACGGAGGGAGAGTTCATACCCATACAAGCTTCTGAAATTAAGAGGCATCGTAAAACTCATCCAAATGCTATCTATGTTGGAGTCTCAACGAATGTGCAGAATGGTACATTACTGGGACTTCCATATCGTATCTGGTTGGATTATAAGGGAGGAAAAATAACTTGGGATATGGTCAGGCGATTGTACTTAGAAAGATTACAGTTACCCGATGCCCAAAAAAGAATAGAGGAATTAAAGAAATTCAAGAAAACACAAAACATATATATATCAAGCTTTGAAAGCGATGAAGAACATTCCATGAGAAAAGTATTCATGGATTACATAACAGGAAAATTAGTATGGAAGTAAGTATAGAAGAAAGACTCCGTAGAGAGAAAGCAATTTTTAATTGTGATATCGAATTTATTAAAGAGACAATAAAAAAGAACGCTAAACTATATGAAATGATTGCAGGTTTTAGTAATGAATGTATATTAAGAAAAATTCAACATGGTGTAAAATGATTGATTGGAAACATCAACTCGGACACGAGTTCATAAAGAAAGGCGCCCTAACATATATAATTTCGGATGAAGGGAATGCCGATTTGAATGGCGAGGAAGACGTAAAGCAACTCACAGATATGATTGTATTTTATAAAGATCGTATTAAAATAATCGAGTTGAAGGAAACTACCAATACATATCGAAAAGCAGTAAGCTATAAGCAAGTATCTAGATACCAAAATCTGAGAAAGGATTTTAAAGGTAGAACAGAATTCTGGGTTTATACTTACTGGAATGAATATGGTTATATTGTCGGAAGTCATATGCGAACAATTGACAGTATGAATTTCTTTGCCATTAGCAATGGAAAAAACAAAGTTGATTTTGTTGTTAGCATAGGAACAGATGAGAAAACACGCGTTGAAAAGAAAGTAGATTACATACTTAAAATAAAACCGGGTGAAATAGCACCCATTAAATCAGTGGATTGTTATGGTTTGTAAAGATGCAAAAAGATGTATCAACTTTGACAATGAAGATTGTTGGAAGTGTGATGAGTGCCGAAGAATGTTCCCCAAGATAAAGGGGTTTGATGATTGGTTTGAGGAAATATGAATTGTAAAAGATGCGGTAAAGAAATAAACGAAAAGAAATCGTTTATACAAGATACCCATATGGGTATTGTTATTGGTTATATGCACGTTGCGTGCTTTAACAGAAGCTGTATTAGAAAAGATACACACGGAGAAGAAGAATGTTAAGAAGACAATTTGATGGAAAGATCCCAAGAGATCTTTATAAGAGACTAAGAGATGAACATAAGTGTGTTGGTTGTGGAAGATGCTGCCACTGCTCACCGATTGTCGTGAATCCCAAGGATATTAGGGTCATGGCGCATGCATTACACATGGATGTTAAAGAGTTTAAGAAATTATATACAGAAGTTTATCCCGGTAAGCCCGGTATAAGTCACTTCAAACAAGAAAATCCCTGCGCATTCCTTGATGAAAATAATAGATGCAAGATTTATAATGCAAGACCGGATATTTGCAGGGCTTATCCACTGTCTGGTGGTAGAAGAATACCCATCGAGTGCGAGACATTGAATGAGATCGTGGATAGATTGATGGTTGAAACCAAAAAAGGAGAATAAAATGAAAATAAAAATGGCAGAGATTGTCGACACCGACAATATATTAGAAAATACTTTGATCAAGAATGTCAAAGCATGTGATACAAATATAAAAATATGGGAGAAAGCCAAGGCAGAAGCCAAGGCATCTCTCGAAGAGTATAGAAATAGGAACAAACCTAAACCCATTCCTATTCCAGAGAAAGTTGTAATAGTAAATGAACCAGTAAAGACGGAGATAAAGTAAATGATATTTGAATTTAAAGTTAAAATGTGGCAGTTTTGGAAAAAATATGTACTCAATGCATTTAAAAGCGAACGAGAAGCATATCATATTGGATATTTAAAACTAGACAACAATGAAACAAATTTAGCGTGGTTTCCAAGTGAGGAAAATATTGAGACGGTTGAATCTAAATTAATTAAAATTGGATACCAACCCAATTATTTCTCATTTGGAGATGAGGGGCAAGTCACCTCCATGCGAAGAATGTATATAGACAGTGATGGATATTGGAGGCAAGAGCATATAAGAGTACACAAAGATGGAGAAATCCGTGGGCATGATGAACTTTCATATGAGGAAAGTGCAATCGAACATGTAAAAGGTGAGGGTGCAAAAGAAATTTTCCTTGATGAAAAACTATTTATACTCCGAACATTGTCGGCAAGTGAGTAGATGATATAATGAAGGTAATATTTGAATACGAAGATGGAACTTATCGAATAGTTCCATTCGTTTCCGTGGTTGATATCGAAGAAAAAACAGTAAAGAATAGACTGTTGGATCAATATATTTGTGATTCGGATCTAAAAAATAAATATATTGTAGCTGATATTAATAAATTATCTGGCTTTGGTGGGCATAAAGACGTCGAGCGCATTACAAAAGAGATAAAAGAACTCGAAGATTCAATAAATTTAAAGAAATTAGCTTTAGATTTCTATAAAGGATATGAAGATTTGAACCTCGCCAATGAAAAAGAAGATATTTTTACCGAACATAAAGCAGTAGAAGAGTTATTTAAATATGTTATAGAGAGAGAAAAGCATGTGTTACATACCAACAAATCTTAGAATGTATAAAATAATGGGTAAAGATCGAATGGAACCATGTAAATGTGGGCATTTTCATATAGGGAAGGAGGTAATTCTTTCCAAAGTAACTCCAATTGCCTATATGGATATGCTTGTTGCCAAGACAAAAGCCGAAGGAACTATAGAAAAAGTATTAGAATTCCAGAAGAATCCCCGCTTTAAAGAGATTCCTGCCCACTGGTT